GCTGCTTTAATTTATGCCCGTGAAGCAATTGACCGCTCAAATATTGGAGCTGAGATTGTTTGGAAAGCATGTAGTAAACCATTTGAACAAATTCTTATAAATGCTGGTTTTAGTTCTACTGAAGCACAAATGATTGGACTTAATCTAGATCCAATTAGCAATTGGTTAGGTTATGACCTTAAAAGTGGAGTAGTAGTTAACATGAAAGTAGCTGGTATTATTGACCCAGCTAAAGTAACTCGAACTGCACTTGAAAACGCAGCTTCAGTAGCAGGAACAGTATTGCTTACAGAATGTGTTGTAGTCGACAGCCCATCAGATAAGAAAGAATCTGATCCAATGGCTGGAATGGGAGGCATGTTCTAATGGATACTCAACAAGTAGAAAAAAACATTCAAATCGCTGAGCGAGTTCCACCTGGTGACAGGTGGAAACTCCTCAACGGTGAGAAAGTTTATGATTCACTAACTGAAGTGTTAAATGCTTGGTATCAACAAGCAACTACTAAACCTCAGGCATTTAGGCTTGAGCCTCTAAAAGGAAAATTATATATTATCACTACTGAGGAAATAGAAATACCTAAACCAGAACCTAAGAAATACGACCTATATGGTGACCACGAGTAAAGAGCATACTCTGCTAGTTGAAAAATATAGAAGTAAAACACTAGATGAATATGTAGGTAATGAGAATATCAAGGCAACTATATCAAAATATGTATCACAGAACGATATACAAAACCTAATATTCTATGGACCCGCTGGAACTGGCAAAACTACTCTTGCTAAGCTCATTATCAATAACATTGATTGTGACCATCTTTACATCAATGCCTCAGACGAAAGGGGAATTGAGACAATTAGGGATAAAGTCCAAGGATTTGCTTCATCGGCTTCGTTCAAACCTCTCAAAGTAGTTATTTTAGATGAGGCTGATTTCTTAACAATTCAAGCCCAAGCATCTCTAAGAAATGTAATTGAAACATTTTCACGTAGTACTCGTTTTATTTTAACTTGTAACTATATTGAGCGTATAATTGATCCTTTACAGTCAAGATGTCAGGTACTTAAAATTGTACCTCCTTCAATGAAAGAAGTAGCAGTCCATATTGTAGGCATTTTAGATAAAGAAGGAGTTGAATGGAGTAAAGAAACATTAGGACCTATTGTTAAACAATACTATCCTGACATCCGTAAAATCTTAGGTACAGCTCAATTATCAACTATTGATAATAAACTAGTTCTTGACAAGTCAATACTTGTATCAAATAATTATATTGAACAAGTAATAAACGAGCTTAAAACGGATAAAAACTGGAAAACCATCCGTCAGATAATAGCTGACTCCAATATCAATGATTATGATGAATTATTTAAAGCGCTTTATGACAATGTTTCTACTTATGCTCCTCAGTCCGAAGGATTGGTTACGATATACGTTAATGAACATTCGTACCAAGCTAATTTTAGGATCGATAAAGAAATAAACATGATGGCTTGTATAGCCCAAATTATACAAGTGTTATGAACTACCAGGTTATAACTACTAATGATAAATTATTTAAAGTAGTTAGAATTTTAAGAGAAGACAAAGAATGGGATTTAGATATCCTAAGACAACTTTGGCACTGTAGTCATACCTTTAAAAAAGAAGGAATTATATATTTTGTAAGAGAAATAGAAGACGTAGAATATGAAGCAATTCCTTAAGTATACTGTAATTTGGATTAGCCAAAATCTTTCCATACCTTTCTGGATGGTTGGACATGTACACTTAAATGTAAATATCTACCAAGACCTACACGAAATAATCGCTAGTGTAGGTATGAATTTAATAGTAGCGATTGGTTTTATAATAGATTATCTAGAACAAAGAAAAAATGGATCAACAACCTCCTAAACTAAACATCGACCTTAAAAACACAGAAAAAGTAATTACTCCAGACGGAAATTATGTAGTGGCTGAAGGTATTATCTTACGTAAAGCATCACGTTTTGCTGTAGGTACCGCACAAGATGCACTTATTCCTATCCCTGTATTTTATGATGTTAAAACAGGTGCAATTCTAAAAGACACTTTACCAGGTGACATCAAAGACGACTACGAAGACGCTATTTGATTGGCTGGAAGAGATAACAGTTAAAAAGACTCCTCCTGGAGACTTCAGCGAAGAGTCATGGGACTCATTCAACTCTTATATGGTTCATAGATATTTATCTATGGATATAAATTACATAGATATTGTAAATTATATTCAAAAGATAAGCCCACAGAACAAAAAACAAATTTATACCATTTATAGAGAAATGATCCCAAAGAAAAAGGTTTGGTTAAAGTATATCAAGCCAAGTAAAAAACAAAGACCACAAAGTGTAGCTGAATACATAGCAAAATATTATGAATGTAGTTTAGGTGAAGCCGATCACTACATTGATATAATTCGAGAACCAGGTGTTCGACATATTTTGTGGCAAATGGGAATTGATCAAAAAGAGCAAGATAAATTAGTAAAAACTCTCTAAATGGAAGAACAAGTAGGTTATGGCAATTCAAAAGCAGTTGTAGATTTCGAACAGAAGTATCCTGAACTAGCCTATGAATTTCAACAAATTCAAAAAGAACAATATGAATTGTTCGCTAGTAAAATGATGGATTATGGTCTTCAAAACATTTCTTTAGGTTCTACCTTAGAAAAAGAAGAAGATATTAGTCTATCTATTACAGGTATCTGGCTTCGTTGTAATGATAAAATCAATCGTTTAAAAAATCTACTCCAACGTAATGGAAAAAATTACGTTAAAGGAGAAGCAATGATTGATAGTTTTATAGACATTTCTAATTACGGGATCATTGCCCAGTTAGTTATGAGAAGCAAATGGAAATAAGTTTTGGCTAAAAAGAAAATTCCTCTAATTGTAGAGGCAGTAAAAAAATTCACGCCCCCAGACGTAGACTATAAGTATCAAAAACAGATATCTTTTAGTCAATTTTCGGTATTTGAGAGTTGCCCACACAAATGGGCACTCCAATACCGAGACGGGCATTATACCTCTGAGGTATCAATCCATATGACCTTTGGAACTGCGATGCATGAAACAATGCAGAACTATCTAGAGGTAATGTATAATGAAAGTACAGCGGCTGCTGATAGAACTAATATAGAGGAATACTTTGAAGAACGCTTAAGAGCACTTTATAAGGAAGACTATAAAAGAAATAACAATACCCATTTCTCTAACTCAGCTGAATTAGCTGAATTCTTTGAAGACGGGACTGCTATTCTTCAATGGTTCAAGAGAAATAAAGGAAAATATTTTAGTAAACGCGGTTGGTGGTTAGTAGGTATTGAAGTTCCTATCTTACTCCCGCCTAATCCGTTCTATAATAACATACTATACAAGGGATACATCGATGTTGTAATGTACAATGAAACGCTTAATAAAGTAAAAATCATTGATATTAAGACTTCTACTCGTGGATGGAGAGATAAAGAAAAAACAGATGAGGTTAAAAATGCTCAAGTTATTCTTTACAAAAAATTCTTCTCAGAACAATTCAACTTCCCAGTTGAAAACATTGATGTAGAATATTTTATTGTAAAAAGAAAATTACATGGTAATCCTGACTTTCCAGACCCAAGAGTTCAAATCCATGTACCAGCTTCAGGTAAAATTAAATTAAATAAGGCTACTAAACATTTTGAAGAATTTATTGAAATGGCCTTTAATAAAGAAGGAAAACATAGAGAAGGTCCTATGTTAAAAAATCCTTCAAAACAAAACTGTCAATATTGTCCTTTCAAAGATAGAAAAGATTTATGTGACAAAAACGTATCTTAGTATATTTTGAGATATTTATATATGACAATATAAAAACAATGTTATGAGCAAAAAGGATATGACACTTACGAGTGTAAAAGTACAAACCGATTTGTTTGATGAATTTAAAGTTTCTTGTGTAAGACATAAATTCTCGTTCCAAAAGCTTGCAGACCGAGCAATTCATTTATATCTTACTGATGATAATTTCAGAAAACAAATCCACAGTCACAACGATTTAGACATTTAATAATTTATGAAAGAAGGTTATATACCAAAGGATCAAAGGAAAAAAATCCTATTGATCACAGATGATATTAGACTCCCATCAGGTGTAGGAAATATCGGTAAAGAAATAGTAATCCATACAGCCCACCACTATAATTGGGCTTGTGTTGGTGGAGCTATAAATCATCCTGATAAAGGAAAACGTTTTGATTTAAGCCCTGACACTAATCAAACTTGTGGAATTGAAGATGCAAGTGTATTCTTATACCCATCAGATGGTTATGGTGAGCCTAACTTATTAAGAACTCTTATTAAATTAGAAAGCCCAGACGCTATAATGATGATTACAGATCCTCGTTATTTTACTTGGTTATTTCAAATTGAAAATGAAATTAGGAAAAACATTCCTATCATTTATTTAAATATTTGGGATGATTATCCTGCTCCATATTACAATAAAGCATTTTATGAGTCATGTGATGCCCTATTAGGTATTTCTAAACAAACAGTTAACATCAATAAACTTGTTTTAGATGATAAGGCTAAAAATAAAATTATTGAATACTTACCTCATGGTTTAAATACTGATATGTTTTATCCTATCACTGATAAAGAAAGTAATAAGGAATTACAAGAGTTTAAGAAAAATTTATTTAAAGGTAAGGATTATGAGTTTATGGTTTTCTTTAACTCAAGAAATATTCGCCGTAAACAAATTCCAGACGCACTTTTAGCTTATCGTTTATTTGTAGAGAATTTAACTCCTGAACAGAAAGAAAAAGTAGTACTAGTTCTTCATACTGAACAAGTAAGTGAGCATGGTACTGATTTAAATGCTGTAATTGAAACTCTTATTCCTGAAGATTCTAATATTATCTTCACTCCAGGTAAATTAGAGGTACAAGCGTTAAATTACCTATACAATTTAGCAGATGTTCAGATTCTACTTACCTCAAATGAAGGTTGGGGATTATCACTTACAGAAGCAATGTTAACAGGTACTCCTATTATCGCTAACGTAACAGGTGGTATGCAAGACCAAATGCGTTTTGAATTTGAAGATGGCACTTGGATTGATTTTGATGCTGATTTTCCTTCAAACCATAATGGAACCTATAAAAAACATGGTAAATGGGCATTCCCAGTCTTTCCAGCTAGTCGTTCAATTCAAGGTTCTATTCCAACACCTTATATTTTTGATGATCGTTGTAGATTTGAAGATGCAGCTGATTGTTTAACTGAAGTATATAATTTATCTAAAGAAGAACGTCAAGCTAGAGGAATGGAAGGTTATAAATGG